AGAGGAATGATAAACGATTATTTATCAGGAGAATTTGAAGTGACAGCCTGTTCAGTTTTTGTTCCCTCTTGACCTCACGTAACCGGTCTGTCACACCGCCTCCAAGTCCAGTGTCGTCTATATTCACATAGATTCTTCCTCGGTAATCCGGGAACTCTTTGATGACTTTCTTATACTGCCGGACAATATCTCCAACTGTTCTCATGAGGTCCTGCCCTCTTCTATTCGCTGCGATTTTCAATTTTCCGCGCGCATTTCTATATATTACGGTTTCATCATCGCCAAACCTGGCAACGTCTACGCCGAAAATAATGTATGGCAATAGGCTTCCTTCTGGAAGTTCCCACAGGCGACTTCCGCATTGCTCAATGGTTGACAATGCTATAAACACATCGTCTTCCTGATTCGGAAATTCTCCACGGACACGAACACGGACCACATTAGAATCCCACCCATACTTCCGGATCAAAGATTCTATGTTCTCCTTATTTGTTCGCTTGCTCTCCGCAGAACTCACTGTATGGCATTTGTACAGTGCTCTATCTCTCGTATGGCTGTCATAGAATGTTCCAGTGGTTTTTGTTGGGTTTCCGCACATGAGCAGCTTATTATTTTCTCCGGAGAGTGTACCAAGAATAGCCTCCATGATCGGATCGGCCACACCAGATGCCTCATCAACGATGAACAGCATATTATCCTCGTGGAATCCCTGCATGTTTTCTGGCTTTGTAGCAGTCCTAGCAACTCCAAACCAACGCTTTTCATTGCCGACCATATAAACATAGGTCTTTGTCCATTTTAGAAGCTGTGAGAGCAACGGAGAGTTGCTCATCCATTTCGATATTTCAGACCACAGGACGTCATGTAGCTGCTGCTTTGTTGGTGCTGTAGCAACTATGCGAGGATATGGAAAGCAAGTAATAAACCAAAGGAACACGGCAGCCTCCAGACCGGTTTTCCCAACCCCCTGCCCGGATTTGATGCTGACTTTTGGATTATGTGCCAGATCTTCAGCGGCTTCCGCCTGCCATTCATCCGGTTCAAAGGACAGCACCTCACGGAAGTACATCACTGGATCGTTTCTCCATAGCGGAATGCTCTCATCGAGGAAGTCTTTAAGCCAATCCATGTTGTTATCCATCCTTCTCCCTCCTTGCTTTCACGACACTTTCCGCCCATGTACGCACCAGTTCGTTGCCTTTCGACTCTCCCGCAATTTTCTGTTTCTCAAACCGCAGCTTAGCCAAAGCATCAACTGCTTTTGTCTTTTGACTCTGAACAGAGGTAAGCTCCTTTTCCAGACGGGCTACCAAGTCTGCCGTAGAGGCAGTCATTGTCTGCAGACTATAATGTTCACCAGGAAGCCTGTCTCCCTTTTCTACCTTCTCTCGCACCCGATTATCATAAAGTTCTCTTTCTTCATCGTCTTTGAAAACTCTCTTTTCTTCAAACTTTGTGACTCCTGCCACATATACTCCGCCCTTTGCGTTGCGGTATTTATTAATCGCTTGCATGATCCGACGCTCCCTGACTGTAAAAAGCATAATCTGATTTATCAGTATTTCTTCTTCATCTTGCGGCATCGTCTCAATTAGCTCTTTTTCGTCTTCATCGAGCGTATCCCAATAGACTGCGGAATATCCTCCATGCTTTAAGGCATTTTGTGTTCCCTTCGGAGCTCCATGCCCCTTCGCATTCTGTTTTCCTTTGCAATTCTGGTTCCCCGGCTGCCCACCTCTTTTGCGAACGCTCGCTTTTTCTGAAGCACTTTTCTTTTGCGAACGCTCGCCTTGTTTTTTTTTACCGTTTTCATCCCATTTTTGGGTTGACTTCCATCTCCGTACGGTTCCCTCTGGCTTGCCGAGTTTCTTTGCAATATCAACAAGAGCCATGCCAGATTTATACAACTTCTCCGCCTCTATGCTGTCAGGGCTTCTTGCTCTCGGCACCGCCATCACCTCCTATATCGTATTTTTTTCGGATACAAATAGACCGGCAGTCGCTTTCTTCCGCGCCGCCGGTCTGTGTTCTATATGTACTATAACACAATGACATCAGATTTTTGTGACATATTCTGCTTTAGAAAACCCCGTAACTCCTTTGGTCATCATGTTAAGAAAGTCCTCTTTCGAGAAGTCAGATAACCGGAAAATCTCTTCCGGCTTCATTCCAAGCTGTTTTCCTATTTCATCTACGGTTTTCCCCTCGTTCATGAGTTCTTTCACAATCGCCTTCATAGGCTCTAACAGGTGGGTACCTCTCGCTCTGTTATGCGTTACGGTGCCATAGATATCCTCCGATCTCTCCGAATGTTCAACGATAACAATAGGCACCTTCCCGCCAAGCATAGACAATAGGGGCTCTTCGCCCGAAACAGTCCATCGGTGGAATCCGTCTATAATCGTATAATCCGGTCTTACAACAATCGGAAGTGTCCATCCATTGGTAAGAATGGACTGTGTGAGCAGCTTTAAATTTTCTTTCGAAACTTTGTTCGGGTTGTAATCGTTTGGTTTTAACATGCTCCGCGGTACCCATTGCAGTGTACCCAACGGGGCAAACAATTTATTTTCCATGTCTGCTTTCCTCCGTTTTCTTTGCCTCAGATATGTATTTCCCGTAAATCCGATGATACAGCGCGCGGAACGTTCTCATTTTGGGATCGCCGGAAATGAGTCCTTCATATATGTGCTTGAAGTCCTCTTGTTTGGCAATGGCTGATACCTGAAGAAAAAAGTTCCGATATCTCTCCGCAATATGCCTTTTATGAGGTGTATCAAAGAATACATCCATGTTCGAGAACATATATATGAGTTCCTTCTTGTAATCCTTTTCCTTGGCACCGTCTTCCATCGTCCTACGTTTCCTACTACTACGTCCAAACATTTCGCTATCCCAGTATAGTGCCGCCAGATATGCATTTGGTTCTCTGCGTATAATCCGTTCCATGAGATCCGGATAATACTCATTCATCTTTACCAGAGATCTGGCCGTATCTACAGAAAAGAACTGTGACACTCTAAGTTGTTGCTTTGAACTTCCTGACTGCCATAAGAACAGGTATATTTCCGGTATATCAACCTTCTCCTGTTTTAAGTACAGCCATACATCATTATTGGTCCAGTCATATATCGGGAATACCTGTCTTTTGTTCGTCATGGTCTTTCCGGCCTGTGTCATTGCCGCGATGTTCTGTAATCGCTGCAATGATTCGGCAGTACGAATACCTACCAGTGTGATTCCCGATGCGCAAGTCCTGGGGAGGAAGTCCTGATATGCGTCAATCCTCGGGCGAAGTAGCTTGTGCGTCCTGATTGCAAATGCCGGTGGGCGTCTTACCCATACGTCTTGCTTTGTTGAATCCCAGCATATAAACGTCTCATCATTCGACAAGGCATTGAAGCAGTTGAAATGTTTTACCTCTATGCAAAACCATTCGAATTTCGCCCCCATCATCATAAACTTTCGTCTCCACTTCTTCGTCATCTCTTCCATGCACGGGAAGATCGCCTCTTCGTCTATGAACTGGACAGTCAACTGCCTTATGTCTATTTCCCCGCGGTTTGCGAGATTCACAATGAGTTGTGCCACGCACAGGCTGTCTTTTCCTCCGCTGAAAGAAAAGAATACAGGAAGTCCGTTCCGGAACACATTTTTTATACGTATTTCAGCAGCTTTTACCACATCTATATTCGATTCGCAGCGTTTTACAGCCATATCTTCTCACCACACTTCGGGCAAATAACGAATCTCCCTGTTTCGGCCGGTTTCTGTTCGGGCTCGGAGTCGCTCCCTTCGGAATCGCCGTCACTAAACGTCGGTGTTTCAGATTGCGCGGTGCTTCCTGTCGTTTCGCGCTGCTCCCTTCTCTCGTTCGCTTCTTTTATCTTTTGTACTTCATCCTCATCGAGCGTCCCGTACTCCGCTATCTTCTCAGTGATCTCGTCAGCATCAGCTACCATTTGCTTCAAAATTTCCTCATCAAATCCCGGGATATCCAGATCCCCACTAAGTTCTTCCAGAAACTCATTCAAAGTATCCAAGTTCTCAATCCCGAGGGAGAAAATCTTGTTGTCAGCAATCATCAGTTTCTTCTTCTGTGCCTCTGTCAGATCTTCATACTTATAAACCAACGCATCCTCCCGATTCATTCGCAAGAGGGTTTCGTACAATCCATTTCCGGCAAGAATTGTGTTGTTTTCATCCACCACAATAGGTCTGATCTGTCCGAACATCCTGACGCTTCTTTCAAACTCCTCCAACTGTTTTTCCGTATGGATTCGTATGTTGCGTTCTGGGCGAACAAGATCTTTCAGTTTCATGGTTAATTGTTTCATAGCGTTTTCCTCCAAATTCTTGATTTGAAGGAGCAATGGGATTATCTGCAAATAATCCACTTAAAGTGCTTTGAGAAAATCAGCAGCACTGTCAATAACTTTCGCCGCTTCCCTTACAATGCTTTCATCTATTTCGTATACCTCGCGCCATCCATTTTCCACGGATCCGGTCCATTGTCTTGCCGCCCATGGATGTGTGCCACACAAATATCCCTTCTTCCACTTATAGATTGGCGGCATCCGCACATTGTGATAATGGATATAGGCCAATATCTCTTCATGGCTCCATGCGGCTAAAGGGCTATATCTTGTAACTCCTTTTCCGTCGGTATAGATGTTTGATCGTCTTCCGCAATAGTTGCCGTCTGCGCGGCGCCGACCAAGCAGAATCAGATCCAGCTCACGAACCTTATCATCATTGTTTGCCATTTCTCGGTAAACCTCAACTCCGCGTATGCCCTGAAGATCTCGAAGAAACTCTTCATAGAATACGCCGTTCCATCGTTTCTGACCTATGCGCCCTATTTCCGCCATGGCCATCTCCTCCTTTCCTTATCTTTTTCTTGTTTTTTCAATCTTTTTCTGTGCCTGCAGTTCCGGCTTCGTGGTGATTTTATTTAACCATTTAACCAATCCTCTGCAGCTCGGTTCCTGTTGTTCAAGCTGATCAGCCATATGTCTTAGCGCCACAACAACCAATGCAGTGTCAGCAACCGGATGCCCGTCTACAGCTTTGATAACCTTATTCTGGTAAAAATTCAGCCCCTCAACAACAACTTCCGTCGCTTCCTTAAGCCTCTTTTCCTCAATCAGAC